GATGATCGTAGATCATTGCGCCGATCTGCTCCTCGGGACCAACTTCGATCACTGCTTCGGCCTTCTGTATGCGCAGTTCGTAGAACCGCTTGACGAGGAATTTTTTGAGCGCGGGGACATCGAAGTCGACGAGCTTCAGATGCTTTGCGAGCGCCGCCCCGACGATCATGGTAGACATTGCTGCTACCCAGAACCTTTCCTCAGAAGTCATTTCGATCTCATCAGATAATTTGGCCGTCATCGCGAGTACTGCCGCTTCGGCCGCGTGCAAGAACTCAAGACCTCACTGATTCCTGCCATCCATCTCGTACCAGGGACCGCGGTCATCGCGGAGTCGGCGCCGTTCGGCTACGGCGAGGGCCGCGATGAATTTCGCGCGTGGTGCGACGCCGCCAAATCGGGCCGCTCGCCCTATAAATTCGTCGGCATCTACTGGTGGATGGATACGCAGTGCCAGCTCCCTCTGATGAAGGGACAGACCATCAAGCGCACTCGCGACGAACAGCGCATGATCCGACACATCCAGCGCGTGTCGCGCGACGAACTCGGCAAAGAGTTTACGCTGACCGACGAGCAGTTAAACTACCGCCGCGTGAGAATCGAAGAATTGGGCAATGGCGACGACGTAGTCGGCGAGCAACTGTTCTCCTCGCAGTATCCGATGGACTACGAATCGGGATGGCTGACACTGAGTCTCTCAGTATTCGATTCCTACAAGCTGGAGAAAGCGGCGCAGTCGGGCATGATCAAAAATCCGATCTGGCGCGGCGACGTGCTGCTGGACCAGATGGTACGGATGGATCACGGCGACCCGCCGCTGTGGATTTGGGAAATGCCGATCCCCGGCGAGATTTACGACATGGGCGTGGATACGGCATCGGGCATCAAGGGCGGCGATTTCTCAGCATTCCAGATCATCAAGCGCCGCACCAAGGAACAAGTCGCCGAATATCGCGGCACGATCAACCCGCTAGACTACGCCAAGGTCGTCTATCGAGTAGCAACTTACTACAACACGGCGATGGTCGGCGTCGAGACGGAAGGCATCGGCTACGCCGTCAACGAATGGCTCGTGCAGAGCGGGTATCCGTATCTCTACCAGTGGCGTCATCGACAGATGATGTTCACGAAGCTGTCGAATTACTCAGGCTGGAAAACTCAGCAGGACACCAAGAAACTGCTGATCGCCATCGGACAGGACATCGTCAACACGGTCGGCACCGACAACCAGATGTTCGAGATTCACTCGACGCGGTTGTTGTCCGAGATGCGGCGATTCATCCGCGATTTCACCGACGGCGGCAACGAGATTTATTTCGCGTCCGAGGGCAACGACGACTGTATCATGGCGTGGATGATCACACAGGTCATTTCACGCGACGAAGATGCGTTGGGGGGGACGCCCGAGATCAGCGTGGGCGAGCACGAACCCAAGACCTTCGAGGAGCGGGCCGCGATCTTTGCCAAGCACGTCGAGCAGAGCGGTCTTGCGTTTCAGGACACTCCTGCGCAAAGTAATTCCAACGACCCGTTCGCGATGCTCGCGGCGGCTATGAGGCAACGTTAGTGCCGAAAGAAAAAACCGTCATCACATCCCCCGTCCCGCGCAACCCCGCACCCGCAGTCGATACCAACATCGAGCGTCTGCGCGGAGAGGCGGAACACTTCATCGCGTTCGTCAAGTCGCTCGATCAGGGCTATGCGCTCAAGATTGACGCGCTGTTCGAGGAGCGCAAATGCGATTCGCTGCAAGCGATTGCCTCGCTCGTGATTCGGACGCTGGACGCCGACGAGCACCTCATCATGCCGATGGACCTTCCGTTCTTCAATGGCGATACGATCCTGCCTGCCGGAGTCGAGCGCGACTGCGCCGAGTGCGGGAATCCATTTCTTCCGAAATATTCGACCCAGCGAATCTGTAAAAATTCGTGCGCCGATATTTTCTACAAGCGGCCATCGGAAGAGCAGGCTCGCCGCCTCTCGGCGTCGGAGCAGATGAGTGCCTGATCGTTGCGTCACTGCCCGCACCTGCGACAGGAGGCGCTGAACTAATGCCCGATGCGCCGCTTGAAGACGAGAAACAATTACTTCTTTGGTTGGATCGTTGCGAGACAGAGGGCAAGCAGTGGCGCGACTCCGCCGACAACGACCGCTGGGATAACTACGCGCGCCGCTTTCACGCCGCACGACCGCTCGCCGGAGTGCGAGCGCAGAAATTCCTCGCCAATCTGATCCGTCCGACCATCGACCGCCGCAACGCGCTCCTCACGGAAAATAAACCTGGCATCCAGATCATGCCGGAGCGCAACGGCTTCACGGCGACTGCCAGTGTTCTCCAATCATGCGTCGAAGCTGGTTGGCACGCCTACGACATCGAAGGCGGCATCGACGAACTCGTGCAGATGGCGTCGGTATTCGGCTCCGCTTTCATGGGCGAGAACTACAACTGCAACGCGAATTTCGGCGAAGGCGATCTGGAGTTTCCGGTCTACGATCCTCGTGCAGTCATCGTCGATCCGGTGATCCGCAAACCCGCCGACATCGACAAGGCCGTCTACGTCCGCGTCGAGACGGTCCGCAACTTGTGGGAGATTCAGCAGGAATATCCCGGGCGCGGGATGCTCGTGCAGCCCGACCGCAAACTCTCATCGACCGCCGCCATCAAGAGTCCGTCGGAACAGTCGGGGTTGCTGCAACGCATCTCAGGCTCGTTCAAGGAACTCCGCTCGCGTCTACAAGAGGGTCCGATTCCCCGCGCGTTGCTTCGCGAGTACTGGATACGCGACTACTCGAAGAACGCAGACGGAAAGCTGAAATTCCCGAAGGGACGCCACATCCTGCGCGGCGGCGACGTGATTCTGACCGACAGCCCGAATCCTTATTACGACGGATTGTGGCCGCTCGATTGGCTCGACATCTCGCCCGACTTATCGTCGCCATGGGGCCGCAGCGAGGTGGCCGGTCTCGAAGTCATTCAGGACGCCGTCAATCGGATCGGCACGCTATTCGTCGAGAACTCGATCCTCGGCGGCAACCTGGTTGTGATCGCCGACTCCGACGCGCTCAGCAACACCGCCATCAATCAGATCACGAATGCGGCGGGCCTCGTGCTGCCAAAGAAATTCGGGCGCAACGTCGAATGGAAACCGCCGCCGCCGATGCCGCCGCACATGATGCAGTTCATCCAGTTCGGAATGCGCATCATCGACTATCTGGTTGGTATGAACGACGGCAACATGGAAGGTCGTGGTCGCGTCGAGATGCGCAGCGGCATCCAGCTCGAAGGACTCCAGAGCGCCGTGCAGACGTTGATCCGTGCGTCCGCCAAGCGCATCGAACATTTCCTCGAACGCTTCGGACGAAAATATATCAGCCGAATTTTCCAGTATTACACGGGGGACAGGCTTCTGAACTACGTCGGCGCCGGACAGGAGTGGCAGCAGTATCAGTTCGAGTCGGCGAAACTGCGAGCCGAGATCGAAGTGAAGGCGCGCGCCGCACTGGGTCGCGACGCATCGCCTGCGGACCAGACAGCCAAAATCAAAGAGATGATGGAGGATGCTTGGAAGTATTTCGCTTTCAAGGTGCAGCCGTTATCTCTGCTCGCGGCGACTAAGCTGGCCCGCGCGCAACTGCTCCAGCAACTCGTTCAGAACAGCCTCTTCCCGCGCAAGCAATTGCTCAAGGAACTGGGATTTGACAACCCCGAAGATTTGTTGCAGGAAGTAGCAAAAGAAGCGCAGGAGTATGGTCCGATAGAGCCGCCGAAACAGAGCGGCAAGAAATCCCAGCAAGGCGGTCGAAGTAAGGTAGCGTGAGCAGCGACAATGAAATCCGGCGCAACGGCCACGGCATCGAGATTATAACGCCGCCGCCAGCGCGCTGGCGCGAAGAGATGTTGCGCGGAGTCCGCGACAAGATTTATGCTCAGGCCATCGCACGCTTTGAGAAAGAACAGGGCCGTGCGGCGACCGGAGTCGAGAAGGACGAGATTCGTCATAAGGTCTGGGAGCATCTTGAGAAAAAGGGGTATCGCTGATGCCTGAAATACTCAAGGCGGGTGGCTGGATCGCGGTTGGCTTCACGCTTGCGACGTTCTACTTTCAGCATCAACATTGGGTTGTGCTGATTCCATGTGGCCGGTCGTGGTAGGAGGAGATTAGATGACGGGCATTCCAAATGTTTCAGCGACACCGCCAGCGTCGCCGTCGCCAGCGGGGGGACTAGGTGGCGGACTACTCAAGGCAATCATGCCGTTTCTCGCCGGGGCGGGATTTTCGCCGTTGATCGACGCGCTCGCCAAATTCACCAAAAGTCTCGGGATCGACCAGAAGGCAAAAAACGCTGCGCAACAACCGGCTGGAGCGGCAACGCCCGCAGCACCGGGCCAGCCTACGCCCGGGTCGGTCCCGTCCGTCGTTCCTCCCGCGGACCTGATCGCCGCGATGCGTGCGCGGGCTGGAATGTGATTCACGGTCGTCTGACGAACCGCGAACAAGCACGGCTCAATCCCGAATTTCGACGCGCGTGCGAAATGGCCGGAGTCTTTCCCAGCCGCAACCAATACATGAAGTGGAAGCGTGGGCGTGGCGCGGCGTTTCAGGTATCACACTCGATGCCACTTGACAATCGGGATGATTTAGAAATACAAGTAGCCGCAGCGAAGTAAACGTAAGACTAAGGGAATGCGAGAGGCTCCCGCAGCGAAAGCTGTCGGAGCCTTTTTCTTTTTATGGAAGTTCGCCGAACGAAAAATCTACCGACGGTAGCTCTCCAGACCGGCAAGGCTTCCGCCTTTGACCGGCCAACGGGAACGGTTCCCCTGCGGGGTCCGATCTTGGCTACGGGCGATTGCGGAGAGCGGAGCCGGTAAAGGAGGTACTGAGTTATGGCACGTCGAAAAGGCGGTCGTAAGCGCGGGCGCAAGAGCAAACGTTCTCGGCGTCGGTCGATGAAGCGGGCAATGTAGTCAACGGTCGGGGGAGGAGCATCGGCCTCCCCCTTCCCTCAAATCGAGGGCACGAACTTGGCACGAAAAAGAAGTTACGGCAGCAGCGGTCGAAAGAGCGGCGGCAAGAGCGGGCCTACCAAGGCCGCAGGCCGCATCGACTCGATCGCCGGTCGCGAAATGCGCGGTCGCGGCAAGGGCCGAAAGGTCTAAGTGGCCGCAGGATTCCCAGCAGGCGGTGCAGGCGTACCGCCCATCGTTCCCGCAGTCACCGGCGGCCTCACGCCGAATAGCAGCAGCGATCTGCTCAAGTCTCTCACTCGCCGGCCCGATCAGGCATCCGGTCTGGTCAAGCAGGCGATTAGCGCCCTCGAAACCGCAGCCGACATGGACCCGCGGCTCGAAGGCAAAATCGGTGCGGCCCTGAAGTTACTTCGCGGCCCCGCCGGAACAAGTCGTAGCTCAGGAACCCCATGATGCGAACCCGACAAGGACAATTCGCAAGGGACAATTCTCTGACGGACCCGAAAGGATAATCCAGTGGCAGACGACAAGAATCTCGCACAGAACGGCAACGGAAATGGCAACGGCGGCGGAGATCGACCCGCCTGGTTGCCTGAAAATTTCAAGACGCCCGAAGACTTCGCCAACTCCTACAAGGAATTGGAGATGTGGAAGGGCGAGCGTAGCAAAGACCTTGAGACTCTCAACGCTTACAAGCAGTGGGGAGATCCCGCGACGCTCGAATCGCGGCTGACGAATTATATCCAGCAGCAGGTGGCAGAGGCGAAGGCGGCTGCCGCAGCGGGAGATCGTCAAGGGGCGAAGGACGCCAACGCGAACGCAGAAGATGCGCTCGCCAAGCTGAGTTCGCTCGATCCGAATGATGCCGCGCTGCTCGAAAAGCATCTCGGCTCGCGCCTCGAAAAGCAGATGCGCGAACAAATCGAGGGCTACTGGAAGCAGGCCCAAGGGCAGATTCAGGGCTACGACCAGCGGTTCGATCTCCTCAACAAGGCGCTCGAAATCAAGCTCGCCAATCCAACGCTCGATCTCAACCAGATTTGGGCGGAGATGTCGAAGCTCGCGAGCGGTGGTCCCGACGCTCTGATGAAGGCCGCGATGGATTCGGTCCTGTCGCCCAAGCAGAAAGAGAAAGCCATCGCCGATGCGGTCGCCGCTGCGCGCGCGACGTGGGAGCAGGAACAGGCGAACAAGCGCACGGAAGTCCTCAACGGGCCGACCGTGCTTGGGGAACATTTCAAGTTGAAGGACAAACCGCATGGCGCAGATGCGATCAAGCGGGAAGTCCTCTCGAAATTTCTGTCGGAGGGGAAGATTACACCGGATCAACTCTGATCTCGGAAGGAATAGTCTTTCATTATTTGAGATGGCTACATATCAATCGCACAGGAGTCAATACTAGTCATGGCACTACCTATAGAGTCTGTGACGCTCAACAATCTCGCAACGAGCACCATAGACAGCTGGCTCGACGACCTGATCGACGATTTTTTCTTGTCGAATCCGCTTGTCGCGCGCTTCATGTCGCGTAACAACGTCATCATCGACGGCGGCGCGAACATCCGGCAGAACCTGATCTATGCGGGCGTCGGCGGCGGGTCGCACGCGACCGGAACTCCATACGACACATCGCTCAAGCAGTGGATGACGGCGATGATCTTCCAGTGGAAGGAACTCTACGCTCCGCTGGCGATGGACGAACTCGATCAGGCGAAGAACCAGGGCGCGGCGGCGTCCGTCTTCGCGTACGGCGAGGCGGTCTTCGCCATCCGCCCCGAGCCGCCCAAGCTCATCCCCGCCAACATCCCCACCGGCGCGACCGTCAACACCTGGAATGA